TGCCACCCTGGCTCCATCGTGGTGACGACGGCACCGACCTGGCGCCAGGTGGAGCAACTGCTCTGGTCGGAAATACGGGCGGCCTACCATGTTTCCCGCATACCTCTCGGAGGAACGCTCTACAAGACGCCCCAGAAGGGGCTGGTAGTCAACGACAAGTGGTACGCTGTCGGGGTATCCACCACCGAAAGCGAAAAGTTCCAGGGTTACCACGCCCCCTACGTGCTGATCGTAGTGGACGAGAGCTCTGGAGTCCCGGATAACATCTTCCAGGCAATCCGGGGAGTTCTGTCTGCCGGCTTCGTGCGGTTGCTCTTGCTGGGCAACCCCACCAGGCCGGAGGGCGAGTTCTACGACGCATTCAACTCGAAGGCCAGCGTCTACGGTGGGCGCATCCACATCAGCGCCTGGGACACCCCGAACCTGGCGCCCCTGAAAGACCCCTACGACGCCTGCCCCACTCGGGCGGAGAAGGTCGCCCTGCTACGGGCGGCTCCCATCCTGGTGCCGCACCTGGTGAGCCCGGCCTGGGTCGCCGACATGCTCGAGGAGTTCGGCGAGGAGAGCCCTATCTTCCGAGTGCGCGTCCTCGGCGAGTTCCCGCCGAGTGCGCCCGACCAGCTCATCCCGCTGCACCTGGTGGAAGCTTCCTCGGCTCGGTGGCAGGAGGAAACCTCCATGCACTGGTGGCGGCAGCCAGCCTGGACAGGGCAGTCCACGCTGGGCGCAGACATCGCCCGCTATGGCGACGCCGAGACCGTCTTCGCCCCGCTGTGGGAGGGGATGGTGGCCCCGCTGGAGGTCTACCAGCAGCAGGACACCATGGCCACCACGGGGCGCCTGGTCGCCGCCCAGAGGCGCTACCGGGCCGGCATCACCAGGGTGGACGCGGTCGGCCTCGGTGCTGGCGTCTACGACCGTGGGCGCGAGGTTGGTATCCCCGGCCTGGTGGCCGTCAACGTCGGCCAGGCCAGCAGCAAGCCCAAAGAGTTCGTGAACATCCGGGCCGAGTGGTTCTGGCACCTGCGCACCCTGTTTGAGACGGGGTCGATCGCCGTGCCCCTGGACCACCGCCTGCACGGCCAGTTGTCCAGCCTGCGCTACCGGATGGTCAGCGGCGGGCAGATGCAGGTCGAGACCAAGGAGGAGGCCCGGAAGCGTGGTGTCGTCAGCCCAGACCGGGCCGATGCCGTGATGCTGGCGGCGGCACCGGGCTCGTTCGGGATGAGATTCGGCAGAAGGCCTCGGGGGCTGTAGGAGAGCGATGATTGACTTCCAGAAGCTCGGGTATCCGCCTTCGGACGAGGACCGCAGGCGCCTGGAGGACTACGAGCGCTATTACCAGATTTTCTCGGCCCAGCACCGGAAGGCGTTCGCTGACCTGTCTGCCTACCTCCCCGACGAGCTGGTCCGACGCATCTACGTGACGGTCAACCTTCCTGGGTTCGCTGTGAAAAAGATCGCTGACTTCCTCGTGGGCGAGCCCCCCCGCTTCCTCACTGCCGACAGCTCCCAGCAGGCCCTGGACCGGCTGGTGAAGGACACCGGCTTCACCACCACCGTCTATGAGCTGGCCATCTCGACCGGGTTCCGCGGGGCCGGCGCCCTGCGCGTTCGCACCACCGAGAATGGGCGCCTGGTCATCGAGGAGATTCCGGCCACCAACTACTTCTGCGAGCGCCAGCCGGGCAATGAGCGCGAGGTTCTCTCCCAGGCCATCGCCTGGACGGTGCCATCCCGCACGGACAAGCGCACCTTCCTGCGCGTGGAGCACCACGAGCCCGGGCGTATCGTCCACGAGGCCTTCGAGTTGGGCGACCACGGCGAGGTCAAGTGGCCCGTTCCGCTGACCCTCACGGACGGCGAGTCCGCCCCTGCCGACCCGGTCGAGGAGACCGGAGTGCCCCATCCCCTGGTGGTCTACGTGCCCAACTTCCGCATCGGAGGAGAGTTCTGGGGCTGGAGCGACCTGCGCGACATCTTCGACGTGTCGGACGCCATCAACAACCGCCTGACCCAGATCGACACCATCCTGGGCCGCCACGCCAACCCGAAGTTGGTGGGGCCGCGCGACATGAGCCTGGCCGACGAGCATGGCCATGTGGACGGTCGCCGGGACTACATCGAGATGGACAACCCGGAGGCCGCCAAGAGCCTGCCCCGCTACCTGACGTGGGAGGGGCAACTGGAGGCCGCCTTCCGGGAACTGGACAGGCTGCTCGACCTGTTCTGGGCCCTGGCCGAGGTCTCCCCGGCGGTGTTTGGCCTGGACAAGGCGGGAGGCGTGGAGAGCGGCAAGGCCCTGCGCCTGCGCTTCGTGAACACCGAGCACAAGGTGAACCGCCGCAGGCTCTACCTGGGGCCGGCCCTGCAGCAGACGCTGTATGTGGCCAGCCTCCTGGCGGCCTCCAAGCTGGGTGCGCCCTATGTGGCCCTGGACGCGCCCCCCGAAGTCGAGTGGTATGACGGCCTGCCCCTCATCTACTCGGAAGCCGTGGAGGACGAGACGCGCCTCTACGAGGCCGGCTTGACCTCGGCCGAGTCGGCCATCATGCGCGTGCAGGAGTGGACCCGGGAACAGGCCCAGGAGGAACTGGAGCGGATCCGCGCCGAGCGCGCCCGGGAGCCTCAAACCAACCTCGGGCTGGAGGACCTGCTGAATGGAGGCGTCCAGAACCAGGGGGCGCTGAATGCCGGGGCCTGACCTGCGCCTGACCATCGAGGAGGTCGCGCGTGAACTCGCTGGCCTGGACTACGCCGCGGCTCAGCGGTCCCTGCAGTCCGTCTATCGCCTGGCCTGGCTGAACCTGATGCAGGAGGTGGACCGGGCGATGCGCTCCGGGGCAAAGCCCGTGGCGCAGGTGTCCAGGCTCCTGTCCAGCGTGACCCAGACGATGCGCGCGGCGGACCGTGGGGCGGCTGCCTGGATGGCCCGCTACATCCCCGCGGCCTACTCGGCCGGGATGAAGCAGGCTGGCGTCCAGACGGCCATCCAGGGCCTGACCCTGCCCGTGCCGGACGCGCTCTCGGGAGTGCACCTGGGGGCAGTCCGGGAGGTGGCCCGGGACGCGATGCAGGACCTGCTGGCCGCCACCCAGAGGGTGGAGGAGAACGTGAAGGCCGCCGTGCGGAAGGTAGCCCGCGAGGAAATCATGACCCAGGTGGCCACCGGCAAGCGGGCATCGGGCAAGCGCATCGCCGAGCGGATGGCCGAGGAAGAGGTCTACGGGGTCCACGACAAGCGCGGGCGCTTCATCCCGATGGAGGAGTATGCCCGGATGGTCTCCCACGTAAAGCTGCGGGAGACCCACACCAAGGGCATGGAGGGCCTGATCCAGGAGCACGGCTTCGACCTGGTGCAAATCTCGCACCACGTCCACAAGCCGGACATCTGCACACCCATCGAGGGCAAGGTCTACAGCATCACCGGGAACACCCCGGGCTGGCCCAAGTTGCCGCGCCACACCCCCTTCCACGTGGGCTGCCGGCACGTCGAGACGCCCTTCGTGGACACGTTCCTCTCGGACGAGAAGATTGCCGAGCTGCAGGCCCTCAGCAACCAGGCGGAGCCAGTCTACACCTACACCCCGGAGCAACTGGCCCGGGCCGACGCCAAGCGAGCCCAGCGCGAGCGCGGCCGCAAGATGCGCAAGGCGCGGGAGCGCAAGAACGCGGCAGCCGTGGCCAGCGGCAAGAAGAAGCCTGTGCAGGCGGTGAAGGAGGAGGTAGCGGCGGCCCGGGCTGACGACCAGCCGGTGACGGTGTCCAATTGACCCGCCCGCCCTGCTCCGCCTGTTGCACTCCGAGCCCCAGCCCACCACATAACCCCTTCACCCCATAGCTTTACAGAGGCCCCGTCCCCCGGGGCTTCTTCATTTTCCGGCGCAAGCCGAGACCCGCCGGCCGCCAGGCCGAGACCCCTACCGGCGCAAGCCGAGACCCAGGAGGAACCATGTCCGAAGAGACCCCGCCCCAGGAAGGCCAGGAGAACCAGCAGCCGCCCAGCGAGGGCACCCCGGCCCCCAGGACACCCGAGGACAATTACTGGAAGCGCCAGGCCGAGAAGCACCAGCGGGAGCTGGAGAAGCTGCAGCGCGCCAACATGACCGAGGCCGAGAAAGCCAAGGCCGAGCGCGACGACGCCACCAGGCGGGTGACGCAACTGGAGACCGAGCTGCGCGAGACCAAGGTTCGCAGCCGCTTCGAGACCGCCGCTGCCAAGGCTGGAGCCATCGACCCCGAGGCCGCCTATAAGCTGGCCAACACCGCCAGCCTGAAGGTGAAGGACGACGGCAGCATCGAGGGCATCGACCAGGCCCTGGCCGATCTGCGCAAATCACGCCCCTACCTCTTCGGGCAGAAGACCTCCACGGGCACCCCTGGAGGGGCCGCCGTGAGCACCCCGCCCAGCAACCCGAACCAGGCCGTCAACGACGCCATCCGGGCGCGCTGGCGCCGATAGTCAACAGACGGAAGGAGAAATCCCATGCCCTACGACAGCCAGATCGCGCGCGCTGATGCAGCGGTCCTCATCCCGGAACAGGTCCAGCGGGAAATCGTCCAGACGGTCCCCGAGGCCTCTGCGTTCCTGTCATTGGCCCGCCGGCTGCCCAACATGAGCAGCAAGGTCACCAAGATTCCCATCCTGGAATCACTCCCCATCGCCTACTTCGTGACCGGGGACACCGGCCTGAAGCAGACCACCACGATGAAGTGGAAGAACAAGTCGATCGAGGCCGAGGAGTTGGCCGTCATCGTGCCGGTGCCGGAAGCGGTCCTGGATGACTCCAACTACGACATCTGGGGCGAGGTGCGCCCCAAGATCACCGAGGCCATCGGGGTCGCCATCGACCAGGCCGCCTTCCATGGCGTGAACAAGCCCGCGTCCTGGCCGACCGACATTGTCACCGCCGCCACTGCCGCGGGTAACGCCGTGGCCCTGGGCACTGGCGTGGATGTCTTCGACGACGTGTTCGGCGAGAACGGCCTGGTGACGAAGCTCGAGCTCGACGGCTTCATGCCGAACGGCCACGTCGCAGCCATGACCATGAAGGCCAAGTATCGCAGCCTGCGCGATGCCAACGGCAACCCCATCTTCATGCGCTCACCCCAAGAGCGGACTCGCTACGAACTGGACGGCGAGCAGATCGTGTTCCCGCGCAACGGGGGCCTGGACCCGAGCCTGGCCCTGCAACTGTCCGGAGACTGGTCGGAACTGGTCTACAGCATCCGCCAGGACATCACCGCCAAGATCTTTGACCAGGGCGTCATCCAGGATGCCGATGGTGCCATCGTGTTCAACCTGATGCAGCAGGACATGGTCGCCCTGCGCGTCGTGATCCGCCTGGGCTGGCAGGTCCCGAACCCCATCAACCGCCTGCAGCAGGTGGAGGCCAACCGCTACCCCATCGCCGTGCTGACCCCCGGATCCTGACCTAAAAGGAGCAAAAAACATGACCTGGTATCCCTACAACCCTGCCGCAGGGCAAGAACTGCAGACTGACATCCCTGGCGTTCGCGCCGACCGCGCCTTCGTGGCACACCTGGAGCTTTCGGCCGAGCAGGCCGCTGCCGCTGACGCTGCTGGCGTTCTGGCCGCTGTCACTGACACCGGTGAGCCGCAGGAAATCACCGCTTCAGAGGGTCTGAGCGCCCCGTTCTACCCGCGCAACATCACCGCCACCGCCGGCGGCGTGGCTGACGACATCAAGGCGATCCAGGTGGTCATCGAGGGCGAGGACATGGCGGGCAACGTCATCTCTGAGACCCTGCCTGCGTTCACCGAGAACATGGCGGGCATCGTCGCTGGGAGCAAGGCCTTCCGGCACGTCAGCAAGGTCACCATTCCGGCCCACGACGGCAACGGAGCGACCACTGCCATCGGCTACGGCAACCTGCTTGGCTTGCCCTACAAGCTGCAGGCGGACACGGTCATCGCGGCCCTGCACAACAACATCCGCGAGTCCAACCCGCCCGTTGTGGCGACCTCGACCTCCGACATCTCCGGCAACACCATCGAGCTGGATACCGACCTCGACGGCAGCGCCGTGGACATCTTCCTGATCGTTTAGTCCCGATGCCGGCGGGCCTGGGGTGACCTGGGTCCGCCGGCGCTCCACCCCCTGGAGGTGACCGTGGCCATCATCGCGACCCCCGGAGCGGCCAACGCCAACTCCTATGTCACCATCGACGAGGCCGACGCCTACTTCGCGTTCCGGTTCGGCGCCGGTGCCTGGCAGGCGCTCTCCTCTGCCAACAAGGAGGTCGCCCTTCGCCACGCGACCCAAAGCATCGACCAGCAGCGCCTGCGCGGGTATCAGGTGCAGGACACCCAGGCCCTGGCCTTCCCTCGTTACATCCCCGGAAGCTGGGATGCCTCGGGCCTGGTCTCCCCCTCCACGGACATCCCTCGCGCCGTCAAGGACGCTTGCTGCGAGGAGGCCCTGTGGCTGGCGCAGCACTCCTCTACCGGAGGTGTGTCGCCCCGTCAGCAGGTGCAGTCCGAGGGCGTGACGTCCTACACCGTTGGTGGCCTGTCCGAAACCCTGACCCCCACAGGCGTGCAACTCCTCGGCCCCCGCGCCCAGACTCTGCTGCGACAGTGGATAGACCGGGGCGGCCAGGTCCTGGACAGCACACGGGAACGCGGCCGACTTCCGGTTCTCCCGCGGGTCAACTGATGATCACCGCCTACCTGAACCAGACCGTGACCCTGCAGAGGCAGGGGGCCGTGGACCGCTACGGGCAGCCCACCTTCACCAGCGTCACGCTGCCCGCCAGAGTGCAGCAGCGGATGAAGATGATCCGCACGTCGGAGGGCGACCAGGTCGTGAGCGACGCCACGGTGTTCCTGCGCCCGGATGTCTCCCCGGCGCCCCAGGTCCGGGACCGCGTGGTCTTCAACGGCAAGGCCTATGCCGTGCTGGCCGTCCAGGCAAACCAGGGACTGACCGGACCGACGCACCTGGTCCTCTACCTGGGAGGCGCCTGATGAGCAAGTTCACCGGGCGCAACTACACCCAGAAGCAGGCCGACATCAAAGCCCAGGTCCAGCAACTCAGCCGGCGCCTGAACCAGACCCTGGCCAAAGTGCCCGCCGAGCTGCAGCAGGAGTTCCTGGTCGCCGCTGCCCTGGACGTCGCTGGCAGGGCCATGCGGCGGGCACCAGTGGACACCGGACACCTACGCGAGAGCGGATGGGTGGAGGTGAACGGGGCAGAGGTCGCCCGAGGTCAGGAAGACGGCAGCCTGGCTACTTCTGGAGGCGCCCCTCCAGCCGAGGAGGGCAGGGCTGTCGCTCGGATCACCTTCAACGCCACGACGGACGATGGGCGCTACAGCTACGCCCTCATCCAGCATGAGGAGACCGGCTTTGACCATCCCCGCGGCGGCGAGGCCAAGTATCTGGAGCGGTCCATGGCCGAGGTCGCCGACGATTTCCAAGCCAACTTCGCCACTGCCGTGGCCAGGGCGCTGAAGCGCCGGGGGAAGGCATGACATTCGCAGACGATGTTGTGAACTGGTTGGCCACCCAGGGCGTGGGCACGGTCGCCGGGACGCTGTTCCAGGGGCAACTGCCACCGGACCCCCTGGATGCCATCCTGGTGGTCGAGACGGGCGGGCGAACCTTCGACAGGGTCAGGAGGGTGCAACCGCTGACCCTGCAGGTCATCTCGCGTGGCACATCTTACGCTGCCGCACGAACCGCGGCCTGGAGGGTGCACGCCCTGTTGGATTCCCCCTCGACATCCAGGCGTATGGGAACGACGAAGGTCCTCTACTCCAAGGCCATCCAGCCACCGTTTGCGCTAGGCCAGGACGCGCGGCAGGCCTGGAGGTTCTCCTGCAACTACGAGTTCCTGGTCCAACGCTGAAAACTAGGAGGGTCAATCCGTGAGCATCACCAAGGACGTCATCACCTACAACCTGGACGACGCCAAAGTCTTCCCTCTGACGGCGGATCCGTCTGGAGGTTCTCCAACCTACGGGGCCGGCATCGACATCCCCGGCATCCAGTCCCACTCGGCCCAGGCCGAAATCATCAACGCCGAGCTGAAGGGCGACGCGAAGATGCTGGACATCTACTCGAAGGTCGAGAAGTTCTCCGGCAGCGTCAAGCACGGCATCATGTCCTTTGATGCCCTGGAGGCGCTGCTGGGCGGAACGGTCTCGGAGACCGGAGCCAGCCCGAACGAGCGCAAGTCCTTCAAGATGACTGGTGCCAGCCTGCCCGGCTACTTCAAGCTGGAGACCCAGATCAAGTACGTGGGCGGCGAGGAGTGCGGCCGGGGCGCCGACTTCCACGTCATCCTCTTCAAAGTCAAGATCACCGGCCTGTCCGTGGAGTATGCCAACGAGTCCCACGCCTCGGTCTCGTTCGACTACATGGCCATTCCGCTGAACAGCAACGACGAGCTGGTGGAGTTCGTGAAGAATGAGACCGCCGTGGCCATCAACGCCGGCGCTCCGGACAGCACGCCGCCCACCGTGGCCAGCTCCACGCCTGCCGACGAGGACCCCGCCGTGGCCGTCGATGCCACCGTGAACTTCGTCTTCTCCGAGGATATGCGGCTCGACACCGTGACCGACCCCGGCTGCTACGTCCTCATGACCGATGCCGGCGTGGCCAAGGCGTTCAGCGTGGCCTATTCGCAGTCCACCAAGACGGCCACGCTGACCCCCACCACGGCGCTGGCCAATTCCACCAACTACATCGCCGCCGTGACCAGGATGGCGCAGGACCTGGCGGGCAACCGCATCGCCGCCCAGCACGTCATCAGCTTCACCACCGTCGGGCCCTGATAGGGCCATCAACCATTGCGGGGCGGGCCTCGGCTAGGGGGTCCGCCCCGCCCTCTATCTAGCCCTCTGGAGGACAAGACAGACATGGCCAAGAGACGTAACAGCAACCTGAAGACCCCGGAGCGGGCGTTGGAGATGGGCAACGGGGAAATCTGGCGATTCCGAATGGACAACAACACGATTTACGAGCTGGAGCAGCACACCGACAGGCCGATCAACGAATTCCTGGCCGACCTGTCCCCCGTGCCAGATCCGGAGTGGGTATCCGACCCAAGCACCCCCGGCGAGGCCCCCCGGATGTTGCCGCCCCGGATGAGCATGTCCCAGATTTATGACCTGGCATGGGCGATGAGTGCCAGCCACCGCGAGGACGAGGGCATCAACATGAGCTTCCGGCAGTTCCTGCGGATCCTGCCCCATCCGTCCTTGATGCAGGAACTGATCCCGTTCGTCATGGGCCTGCTCACCGACGGCTTCAGAACCGGGGGCGAGGAAGCCCTGATGGGAAACGAGCCCGCGCCGCCCCCGGTGGACTGAAACCTGACCAGGGTATCCACTGGGGCCGGCGCTACTACGTCGGCAGACGCATCTTCCGGATGTCCGAGAGGGAGTTCTGGCGCTGCAGCCTGGGCGCCTGGAATGCTCTGGTCGAGGCCCACCTTTGGGCCAACCAGCAGGACAACACCGGTTCCCGGGCGGGGCTCGACTATCTCAACAAGCACGCGAGGAAGGCCTGATGTCAGACGTCAACGTCGGCGGGGTAACCGCAGAGCTTGCCCTCGGATTCCAGGATTGGAACCGTGGACTGGATTCGGCTCTGAAGGCCCTGGAGGCGTTTTCGTCTGGCGTCGGCTCCTTGCTGACGCGGTTTCAGCGGAGCGTGGAAGGTGGCTCCCGCCAGGCCGGGCAGTCCCTGCAGACCTTCTCCGATACGGCCACCCGAGAACTTCAGGGGGTGACCCGCTCTGTCCAGAGCGTAGGGGCTTCCATGGCGACCGAGTTCCGGGCGGCTGCGTCGGCCACCCAGCAGGGGAACGCGGCCATTTCCGCGGCTCTGTCTGCCGTGACCAGGGTCCTGGAGAAGGTGGACCAGCGCGTCGATCGGCTTGCCCAGCAGGTGGACAAGTCCTTCGAGCAGATGGCGGCCGAGGTGGCTCGCTCATCGCAGAAGATGGACGCATCCCTGGACGCTCTCGGTTCCGACATCTCGACCCTGGCTGGAGACGTCAAGACGCAGACTGAACGCATCGAAGATGCCTTCGACAAGATGGCCAAGGGGGTGAAAGAGTCATCTCAGGAAGCGTCCAAAGCTAACGAAAAGTTCTCTGACGCCGTCCGAGATGGTGCCGAGCGCATCGGGACTGCAGGAAAATGGCTGGCAGGCGCAGGAGTCGCCATGGAGACCGCGCTGGGTGGCGTGGTGTTGGGGGCGCTACGGGCCGCCAACGAAATCGAGGGGTTCCAGGTCCAACTGGAGACCCTGACCGGCAGCGCCGAAGAGGCCGCCAGCAAGCTGGACTTCTTCCGCGAGTATGCCGTCAAGAGCCCCTTCGAGCTGAAGGAACTGGTCGATGCCGGGGTGCAGCTCGAGGCCTACGGCCAGCAGGCCGAGAAGTGGCTGCCGCGTGTCGGCGATTTCGCTTCGTCGATGAACCTGGACGTCGTAGAAGCGGCCCGTGGCGTCGGGAAGGCCCTGTCCGGGTCTCCAGAAGGATGGGAGATCCTGCGCAACGCGGGTGTCGGAGGGAGGCGTCTGGCTCCCTTTGGGGCCAGCCTCACCAGGGAAGGCAACATCGACGCTGCGGACCCCAAGAATGCCGATGCCCTCCTGAAGTATCTGGAGACCCTGGAGGGCGCCTCCGACAAGAAGTCGGAGACCATCGGCGGGCGCTGGTCGATGGTGGCGGACGCACTGTCTCAGGCATTCGCGAAGCTGGGCGCGCAGTTGGCGCCCATCGCCAAGCAGGTCGCGGACGCCCTGACAGCCATCATCACAGCCGTCGGGCAATTGCCTCCTGCCGTGCTGCAGTGGGGTTTGGTCATCGCCGGCGCCGCCGCGGGGTTGGCCATACTTACTGGTGGATTCCTGATGTTGGCCCCCGTGATCGCCGCCATCCCTGCGGCCTTCACAGCCGTATCGGCCGCTATGGCAGCACTCGCCCCATTCATGGCCTCCGTGGCAGTCGCCATGGCCGCTCTGGTTGCGGGCGGGGCCGCCCTGGGACTAGCCTGGGCCAAGAACTGGGGTGACATCCGGTCCAAGACCATGGCCGTACTGGATGACCTTCATGACTTCTTCGCCGGCTTCTGGCCCCAGGTTGTCGAGGGCTTC